TCTCGGTTATACTCGCCGATGGTTTTAAATGCTTTTTCCGCCCCCTCTAGAAGGAACTCTTTTGGGTATAGAGGGTTGCCCTGCTTGTACAAAGTGATGGCTCTTCCAGTATGGATACACGCAAGGTGGTCTAAAGAGCATATACAGAAGACTCTTTTGAATGTTGCCGTCCCTTCTTCGTAATCTATATCGTACACTTCGTGCCCATGCCGATGCCTTGGGTTATCTGGCTTTTCCCCACATATTTCACAAGTGTCATGCGCCATATGATAACACGCTTTGCGCATGTAGTTCCACGTGGTAGACCCTAACAAATTTCTTGGGTTAACTGTGTGAAGCGGTTTAGGTATATTTGGCATAGCAATCAATGGGCGAAGGTCCTCCCCTTCGGGAGGACTCCACTTCGTTACGAATTTAATGTCGTATTGCGTAGCCAATTCTTTTAAGCTACTCATTTTCCACCTTAGAATGGCAAGCTATCCATACTGAGGTCAACTTCTTCTGCCCCAGCCATTGGGTCGCTATTTTTTGCTACGTTCTTTTTAGCCCCATTACTTGGGAATTGCAGGCCAGTCGCCTTATGGAACACCGTTTCGCTATAGATTGTGCCCTGCTCCGAACGCACAGGATTGCCATCTCTGTCGTATTGGTCACGCACCTCTACCGGGAACGTGAGATGTTTCTTTGCGAGTTTAGCAAAAGCGTCTGCGTATGCCTTGTGCACTGCACTGCGTTCTCCCTTGCCTTCGCATACCTCAACGGCTTTGCGTGCCTGCTCTTCTGTGGCGCCAAGTAATTTCATAACTTCTTTGTAATAGTGAGCACGATATTTTAGCTTCGCATCCCCAAAAAATGCGAATGAGAGTTTTGGGAATTTGTAGTCAGTATCTTCAATAATGAAATCGAACCACCCGTTCCCATTCGTGTTTTGTTTGACTTCAGCCACTCTCACCCGGTGCTCACCATTAGGTGCATAGTCTTTGTACTGCTTGTTGCTTGCAGCTTCTGCTTCTATCTCTTCCCAATTTAATGTAGTCATGATTATTTATTCTCCTTCTTAGGTTTCAATATTTCGTTAATATCTATTTCTGATAGCTTGACCTCACCATGCAACCCAACCCTATTCTTTGCTAAGGTGTTTTCATCTCCGTCTAGCACGATGGTCCTTTCTCCATCAGAATTTTTCTTTAGGTAGAATACGGCGTCTGCCCATTCTACAAATATATTCATTGTGTTGACGTCAATCTTAGGCGCCACTCTGTCTGTGTCTACGCCATCTTCATCCATTAATGTCTTGCGGTCTGCATGCGCTATCAAACAAATGCCATACCCCTGCTTATTAAGCGTAACTAGCATAGGCAACAGCTTAGTCCTGATTTGATTTTCAAGGGCTGCTTTCCCGTTTCCATACCCACCATTGGCCTTGTTCAATGTCATCTCAAGATTATCTTTATTGATGCCGGCGGCCTTCTCTACTACCTTGCGCACCATCCAGTCGGCAGAATCTATGACGATATTGTCATACTCTCTGCCTTCTTTGCTCTGTGCTTTCCGATATAGCTCGACTAGATACGTGTAAAACGTATCTAAATCTACTATCTGTGGCGTTCTGTCTACGCCAAGATAGCTAAGGCCGCCCTCGAAATCCAAAAACAATGGTTTCTTGAGCTTTGCTGCCAAAGAACTCTTACCACTTCCTGAACTGCCATATATGAGCAGTTTAGGCGCAATAAGCGTCTGGCCACGCAATATTTCCATATTGCTTCTCCTTCCTGATTTTTTTGTTAAATATTATGGTTGAGGCCGTGGTGGCACCAAAGGTGCCATAAAAGGTAAAACGACCTCGTAATTAGTGTATCAAATTTGCTCGATTATGTCAACCCTTCTTCTTTAGCCCTCCTCTTAAGTTCGTCATGGTCTATTTTTATTTTGCCATCTTCCCCCTCAAATGTCGGGACCCCAATGCTAGTAATGAGCGCATTCACGTGCCCAATCGCTTCTTTGAACCCAGCTTTTTCATTCTCCACTACTTCTTCGCTCATTTCATATGGCTTGAGCTTCTTAGATAATACTAGAGCTAGGTATTCATGACATAATACTCGTATAAAGAATGAGAAAGATTCTGAGTCTTCAAAGTCATCGGTGAATGCTTGGCAACTAGCCAAACACATTTTATAAAAATCATCCGCATCTTCACAAAAGTATGGGTCTGCTATTCTATCGTCTAATTGTATTGATGGTCTAGTCATTTTTCCTCCTTCCATAGTTCTACTCTCTCATCTGCGAGTTCAGATGCCTTGTCTTCTATTTGCGCTTTAATTGATATCATGTCTCCCTCTATAATGTGCAGAGATTTTTCTAGCTCAAATTGCCCACAGGGCCCTGAGTACAAACGGCTTGCCTCTCTCTTCATCAGCTTGATTGAGTTTAGAACAATCTCCGTCAACGAACTTAAATACTCGCACGCTGAGTATTCTCTGTCATTTTTGTTCCTAGCTATTCCTAGCTCTCTCTTATTCATTTTTCTCCTTTCTCTATTATGTTATTGTTTATACACCAGTTGCGCTCGCTAAATTCTCTTTTCCCCCGCAGGCAGTCTAACACGTCCTGTTCTATTGTATTTTCTGTGACTAATAGGTAGAACGTCATTGGCATTGTCTGCCCGATACGTTTGATACGCCCGATGCTCTGTATAAATGTCGAGTATGAGTAGCATAGTTCTACCCCTACCCAGTAATGCAGAAATTGCAGGTTTAAGGCTTCCGACCCACTTTGCCATTGGCAAAGCACCATGTCTTTCTTGCCTATCGTTTTAGCCGTAGGTATCTCATGATGTCTGCCATCTATGCGCCATACCCTTGCTCCTTTTGGCAAAGCCTTCTTGATTATCTCCTCTAGCTTATCTCCGGTAGCAATGTAATTGTAGAATATCACAGCTCCACTCTCTACGCTTTCCACAAAGTCGGACATCCACTGCTGTTTGTCATTCGTGAAACAAATGCGCCTAAGTTCTGCCACTAATGCTCCTAACGTATCTAGGAATTCGCCATTTGCGTTCTCGCGCGTTTTAAGCACTTTGGCATAGCCTTTAGGCTTGGACACGGTAATTGTCCTATATGTCTCCTTCGGCAACTGCTGGGCCACAATACTCGTGTCTGGGGCATAACTTATGTCTGCCCACATACTGCGCAGCTTATTCTCGTTCCGCCAGCTCACTATTTCTGGGTATCCTTTATACGTTTGTATATTAGCGTATGCGTTCAGAAAATGCGTTTTGCATGTGGTTTTGTTTGTCGCCACAAAATAGCTTATGAATGAGTCCCATGCGTCACCTGGTGTCCCAGTAAAGCCAGCCCAATCTTTGTTATACTTTGTAATCGTTAGAAATGCTTTGCCCATTCCTGTGGAATAGCCTTTTGACCGTTGCACTTCATCGAAGATTACAACCCATTTATTAAGCTCTTTCCTGTGTTCCTCCACCCATGCTTTGAGCTTGTGCCACGATATGACAGAGAATGATGATAGTGATTTTTCTTTCCCTGCACAGAAGGTGCATAAATCGTCCCAGTGGTCTGTTGTTTTTGCTTTTGACGCAGTCGTCACCACCAGTATCTTGTTCTTCCCTGTTTTTTCACACTTCTCTACTGCCCACACTACACTCATTGGGTTTTTACCCATGCCCATCCCGGCGCAAATTATATGTTTCCCATTAAGTAGCTTTGTGACGCAATTCTTCTGATATTTATAAAGCTCCGCCATCAGACGTGCCTTTTATGTATTCTTCTATCATCCCCCCGACGCCCCTTCTTGGGTACCAATTATGCGCCCCTCGGCTTCGGCTCTCGTCTTCTTCCGTTTCATAGTGCCAGTCACAATATGACCCGCATAGCAAGCATTGTCCCTGGTCTTCTATGTCGTCTCCGAATTCCACGCATTGGTATGGATGGTTACAGTCCCATTCAATATCGTTTGTATCTTCCCCCCATACTGTGGCGCAGACGTCACCATCCTTGTCTTGCACTACG